CTCGATTCTTTAACAAATCACTCTCTTTTAATCTGATTCACGAGGAGATATGGCTAAAAAGAGCAAAGATAATTGGATATATGGGTACTATCAGAAGATAAAGGATGGCTCTGTTACTGTAGGTCGCTATATAGAGCTTATCATGACATATCTGGTCGAGGGATTGGAGTCAAAACAATTCTTTTATGACCAGAAGAAGGCAAATTCTGCGATTGAGTGGATTGAGACTCATGCATTCCACACAGAAGGCAGGATGGCACCTAATCCGTTAAAGTTGGAGCTTTGGCAGAAGGCTTTTGTAGCTGCTTTGTTCGGAATTGTCGATTCTGATGGCAAAAGGCAGTTCAGAGAGGCAGTTTTGATAGTTGCGAGGAAAAATGGTAAGTCATTACTCGCAGCAGCCATTGCAAAGTATGAATGGTGGGTAGATGGTGGATTTGGAGCAAAGATATACAATATTGCTCCGAAATTAGACCAAGCCGACATCATATACAACAATATTTGGCAGATGACTCTCCTTGATCCGGAGTATCAGGAGTTAAAAGAGGAGTTTTCGGTCAGAGATACACATAATCAGAAAATCTTGGATGATTCAATGCTTCCAAGACATAGACAATCTGATTTGTATATCCTTGGTACTAATTCGACAGTAAGGAAGATCGCTTTTAGTGCTAAGAAGTCAGATGGATTCAATCCAAGCCTTTGTATCTGTGATGAGATTGCATCATGGCAAGGAGATGCAGGACTAAAACAGTATGAGGTTATGAAATCTGGTATGGGAGCCAGAGAAGAAGGCATCCTGTTGTCATGCTCCACAGCCGGATACGTCAATGATTCCATTTATGATGAGATTTTCAAGAGATCAACAAGATTCCTACTCGGTGACAGCAAAGAAAAGAAGCTGTTGCCGTTTTTATATACCATTGATGACATTGAAAAATGGAATGACATCAATGAGTTGAGGAAAAGCAATCCCAATCTCGGTGTGAGTGTGTCAGTTGACTTCATGCTTGAGGAAATAGCGATTGCAGAAGGCTCTTTAAGTAAAAAAAGTGAGTTTATCACAAAATACTGCAATCTGAAGCAATCATCAAGTCTTGCTTGGCTTCCTGCACAGGTAGTCGAGAAGATGAGCGGAGATCCGTTAGATCTGGAAGACTTTAGGAGCAGTTATTGTGTTGCCGGAATTGACCTGTCACAGACAACAGACCTTACAGCGGCAACAGTGGTAATCCAAAAGGATGGAGAGTTGTATGTGTTTGCCAAGTTCTGGCTGCCTTCCGAGAAGATTGAGGAAGCGACCTTGAGAGATGGTGTGCCATACAACATATACATCCAGAGAGGGTTGCTTGAGCCTAGTGGTGATAACTTCGTGGATTATCACGATTGTTATAGATGGTTATTGGAATTGGTGGAGCAATATGAGATCCTGCCACTTATGGTCGGATATGACAGATACTCCGCTCAATATCTGATACAAGACCTTGAGACATACGGATTCCGAACAGATGATGTGTATCAGGGTGACAATCTTTGGGGAGTCCTTCAGGAGATGGAAGGATTATTCAAGGATAACAAGGTCCATATCGGAGACAATGACCTATTAAAGATACATTTGCTGAATGCTGCAATCAAAATGAGCGTTGAGCGTGGCAGAGGCAAGCTAATTAAGATCAATCCTAATGGGCATATTGATGGATGTGCTGCTTTGGCTGATGCATTTTGTGTCCGTCAGAAGTGGTGGAATGAGATTGGAGACAGATTATTGAATGAGGTTTGAGTATGGGTTTATTTGACATTTTATTCGGCAATAGACCAAAGGTGAAACAGGAAAAAATCAAAGCATTCAAGATGCTTAATGGTTATGAGCCTAAGTTTACATCATGGGGTGGAGAAATATATGAATCGGAGCTTGTAAGGGCAGCAATCAATGCGAGAGCGGTCCACATAAGCAAGTTAAAATTCGACATATTAGGCTCGGCAAAACCTGCACTGCAAAAGAAGCTCCAAAAAGGTCCGAATCAGTATCAAACATGGTCACAGTTCTTATATCGAGTATCAACTATCCTTGATATACACAATACCGCTTTTCTGGTACCGATATTTGACCAATATGGAGAAGTGAGCGGAATCTTCTGTCCAATCCCTCAGCAGACATCCATTGTTCAGTATGAGAACAAGCCTTATCTCCGGTATGAGTTCGGATGGGGTGAGAGAGCTGCAATCGAAATGGAGAATTGCGGAGTCCTGACCAAGTTCCAATACAAGAGTGATTTCTTCGGAGAGACCAACAGAGCATTATATCCGACAATGGATCTGATCCATATTCAGAATCAGGGCATTGAGGAAGGTGTTAAGTCTGCTGCGACTTACAGATTCTATGCTCAGGTCAATAACTTCTCCAAGGCAGATGACCTTGCAAAAGAACGCAAGAGATTTACGGAAGAAAACTTCAGCCGAGAAGCCGAGGGTGGTGGATTATTACTCTTCCCTAATACATACACAAACATCAATCAGGTCAAGACAGATCCTTATGTAGTTAAGGCTGATGAGATGAAACTGATTGAGGCAAATATATATCAATATTTCATGGTAAATGAGGATGTACTGACCAACAAAGCCTATGGTGATGCATGGTCGGCATTCTATGAAGGTGCGATAGAGCCATTTGCAATACAGTTCTCCGAGGTAATGACCAGAATGTTATTCACTTTCAGAGAACAAAGCAGTGGCAATATGGTTATGCTCACAGCCAACAGGCTTCAGTACATGACCAACAATGATAAGTTGAATGTATCAAGCCAATTGCTTGATCGTGGTGTTATGAGCATAAATGACATCAGAGAGATATGGAACTTGCCACCTGTTGATGGTGGTGATGTAAGGATTATTCGTGGTGAATACTACGATGCCAATACAAAACTAGGTGAGGAGGAAGATGAGAATGGCTGATAAGAATGTTGAAATCAGAGCTTTTAATTTTGAAGTCAGAGCCAATAACGATGAAGAGCATGGAACATTCCTTGAAGGAACTCCTATCGTGTATGACTCTTGGACAGATCTCGGATGGTACGATGAGATGATTGACAGAGGAGCACTTGCAGATACGGACCTGCGTGATGTTAGATTCCTTATCAATCACAATACCGATATGATTCCGCTTGCAAGGAGTCGCAATAACAATGAGAACAGCACAATGCAGATGTCTGTGGATGATGAGGTTGGCATGAAGATCAGAGTCAATCTGGACACAGAAAACAATGCAGAAGCAAAGGCACTTTATTCTGCTGTTGAGCGTGGAGACATTTCCGGAATGTCTTTCATGTTCACTGTAGATGGTGATAGATGGGAAGACATTGACAGTGAGCATCCTCAGAGACATATCTTGTCAATCAGCAAGGTATTTGAGGTATCCGCTGTTACATTCCCTGCATATGAAGCAACATCAATCCAAGCAAGAGGCTTGTCTGATGCATTGGACAATGCAAAGGCATCGCTGGAGAGCGTTAAGGCTGAGCAGAGGAAGATGGAACTTCAGAAACAGAAGATAAGAATATTATTGGAGGTATAAGTCATGAAGATTAATGAAATGACAATTGAAGAGCTTGAAGCTCGTAAGATCGAGATAGCTAATGAGCTTGAGACCGAGGGTGCAGATCTTGATTCCCTTGAGACCGAGACAAAGTCTATCAATGCAGAACTCGAAAATCGCAAGGCAGCAGAGGCACAGAAGGCTGAGATAAGAGCAGCCGTTACAGAGGGTGCCGGATCTGTTGTGGCAGAATTTAAGGAGGAAAGAAAAGAGATGAAGAAGACTAATGAAGAGATCAGGGCATCTCAGGAATATGTTGATGCCTTCGCAAGATACCTTGTATCAGAAGATGACAGAGAGTGTAGAGCACTGCTTACAGTAGATGCTTCTGGAACAGTTCCTGTTCCGGCTATCGTTGATGACATCATCAGAACAGCATGGGAGAATGAGGACATCCTCTCAAGAGTTAAGAAGACCTATATCAAGGGCAATCTCAAAGTTGCATTTGAGCTTTCAGCAGATGGTGCTTATGTTCACAATGAGGGAACAACAGCTCCTACAGAAGAGAGCCTGTCACTTGGTATCGTTACCATGATCCCTAAGAACATCAAGAAGTGGATTCATGTATCTGATGAAGCAATCGCTATGGGTGGTGAGAGCCTTGTTCGTTACATCTACAATGAGCTTACATACCAGATACTCAAGAAGCTTTCTGCTCTTGTTGTAGCTGATGTTGCAGGAGCAAGCACTTCAGCAGATGCTGATGAGTGTTCAGTTGCTAAGATCACTGAGGCTCCTTCAGTAACCACATTTGCAACAGCTTTTGCTAACCTTTCTGACGAGGCAAGCAATCCTGTTATCGTTATGAATAAGCTTACATATGCTAACTTTGTTGCAGCACAGGCAGCAGGTAACTTCTCATTTGATCCCTTCAGAGGTTTCCCTGTAGCATTCTCAAGTGCACTTCCTGCTTATGATAGTGCAGATACAAACGCTGTATACGCATTCATAGGCGATATGAGCGGTGTCCAGGTCAACTATCCTGAAGGCGATGGCATTGTTATCAAGTATGATGATGTTACCGAGGCCGAAAAGGATATGGTTAAGATCGTTGGAAGACAGTATGCAGCTCATGCACTGACAGCGTGCGGAAGATTCTGCAACATTGCTAAGCCTTCTGGCACAACAGCATAATGAAGGTAAAGCTGTTAAGAGATGCAAGAATAAATCACAAGGCGGGAGAGATTGTTGATGTCTCTCCTGCTGAGTGTCATTTTCTTGTATCGGTAGGATCTGCGATAGAGGTTGCTGTCAAATCTCCTGTCAAAGCAGAGACCGCAGTAAAGGTTGAGAAGAAGACTATCACGGAGAGTAAAACTACAACAAAGAAAAAATGAGACTATTGATTGCTATTCCAACATACGATTATATGCATTATCAGTTTGTGGAGTGCTTAACTAAGCTTATCCGCAAATTGGATGAAGATGAGATTAATTATCAGCTCGCTTATCAGGGTGGCACTTTGGTTTATGTCGGAAGAGATAAATTGGCAAAGAGGGCAATTGAAGGAAACTTCAGCCATGTTCTCTGGCTCGATTCCGATATGATATTTACAGAAGATTTGCTTGATGATCTCATGTACTCTGGCAAGCCTTTTGTCACAGGTATCGCTCATGGAAGAAGGGCACCTCATGTAAGTTGCATCTTTAACAAGATTTATCCATCTATTGATAGGTGGGAAGGTCATGACTATCCATCCGGAGCATTCAAAATAGCTGGATGTGGATTTGCCTGTGTTCTTATCAAAACTGAGATAATCAAGGCAGTTTATGAGAAAAATGGCACTGCATTCTTCCCTATGAGAGAACTCGGAGAAGATCTGGCTTTTTGTAAGAGAGCAACAGACTTGGGGTTTGAGATATGGGCAGAGCCTTCAGTTTGGCTCGGTCACATAGGGCATATAACAGTATATCCTGAGTATCAGGACCAATATGAGAATAGTGTGATTGGTTTCAAAGAGGTAAATAACAATGCTTGAGAAGGTTAAATTGGCTTTAAGAATATCGACAGATGCATTTGATTCTGAATTGACAGGACTCGTTGCCGCTGCAAAGTTGGATTTGGGTATTGCAGGAGTTACTGTTCCTGCGACACTTGATGAGATTGTCGAATTGGCAATCATTACATATTGCAAGGTGCATTTCGGAGAGCCGGATGATTATGACAGATTAAAGGCATCCTATGATGAGCAAAAGGCACAGCTTTCAATGGCAACAGGGTACACTACATGGACAGATCAGATGTAATCAACTTATGCAAAGTGAATAAGGTGCAGGATGATTTTGGACAGTGGGTTGAGACAGTATCCAAGTCACAGGTGTATTGCCAAGTTGACAGCATCACTCAGAGCGAGTTCTTTGAGGGTGGCAGGAATGGACTCAATCCGGCATATAAGTTCGTAATGTTCTATGCCGACTATGACAATGAGCCTATAGTTGAGTACAAGAATGAGACATTCTCGGTGTACCGGACATATCTCAGAAGAGATGACAAAATAGAACTCTATGTCGAGCGGAAGGGTGGTACCAATGATGTCACATTGACACCTTCTGCATAGGTGTTTGATATGGCTAAAAAAGTTACTGTTGATACTTTGGGAGATGCTATCAAGAGCATCCTGAAGGAATATGACAATGATGTATCACGCAACCTTGATGAAATAACAAAAAGAGTCACCAAGGAAGGTGTTAAGGCTCTTAAGTCTGAATCAAAGGCTAAATTCGGAACAACCAAGTCAAGGAAGAAGAAATATGCTGCGACTTGGACATCCACAGTTGAGACAGGCAGACTAAGCACACAGGGCACGATCTACAATACACAAGCAGGACTTCCACACCTTTTGGAGAATGGTCATGCAAAAGTAGGTGGTGGTCGAGTGGCAGGAAGAGAGCACATAAGCACTGTTGAAGATAGGTTGATAAAAGAATTTGAGAGAGAGGTCAGGAGCAAGTTATGACTATGACACACAAGGAAGTTGCAAAAATGGTAAAAGATATAGGTTTACCTTATGCATACTATCAGTTTCCAGAGGGCACTAATCAAAAATTGCCGTTTATCACCTATTTTTATCTTGGTACTAATGATGTTATGGCTGACAATACGAATTATCAGCGTGTTGAGAGGCTTAGCATAGAGTTATACACAAAGAATAAGGATTTCGACAAGGAAGCATTGGTAGAATCTGCCTTGGCTTCTCACGGACTCACTTATATCAGAGAAGATAGCTACATCGACACAGAGAAGATGTGGCAGATAGCTTACGAAATGGAGGTAATTATCAATGGCTAACAAGGTTAAGTATGGACTTTGTAATGTTTACTATGCTGTTGCTACACTCGACTCAAGCAATGTAGCAACATACGGCACTCCCAAGCCTTGGAAGGGTGCTGTGAATCTCTCTCTTGATGCAGAGGGTGGCACAACCAAGTTCAGAGCAGACAATATTGATTATTGGGTAGGTCAGAGCAACAATGGCTACTCAGGAGATTTTGAGTCAGCTCTTATTCCGGATGACTTCCGCAAGGATATACTCGGTGAGCTTACCGACACAGCAGGTGTTCTGGTTGAGGATGCCGGAGCAAAGACAAAGAGCTTCGCTCTCCTGTTTCAGTTTGAGGGAGATGACAAGAATACTCGTCATGTCCTTTATAATTGCACAGCTACAAGACCTTCTGTATCTGGTGCAACCACAGAGGAAGAGACCGAGCCTCAGACAGAGACTCTTACGATCACAGCCGTATCAGTGCATAACAGTGCATTGAACAAGGATGTAGTTAAGGCTAGATGTCTTGAGAACGACAGTCCTTACTCTTCATGGTTTGAGTCTGTATATCAGGCAACCACACTTAGTGCTTAAGCACAGGAGGGCATATGTATAGAGAGATTAAAATTGGTGAACACACTTTGCCTATGAGTGCAAATGGTGCGACACCTATCCGGTATCGAATGATATTCGGTAAAGATCTGATAAGCGAGTTTCAACAGGTTGAGAATAACTACTCTGTAGCAATCGACACCATCTCGGAACTCGCTTTTGTTATGGCACAGGCAGGAAGCAAAGCCGATATGGATAAGCTTAATATGAATGCCTATGTAACATGGCTTGAACAGTTTGAGCCATTTGACCTTACAAATGCAGCCGAGAGCATTGTTGATTTGTATATGAGCAATGCACAGGTCTCAAGTGAGGTCAAAAAAAAAGCCAGAGACGCAGTGAGCGGAAGCTGAACACTGCTCTCTATACATTAAGGTGTATTCAGGTCGGACTTAAACTGTCCGATCTGGATCATCTTGACTATGGATTTGTTCAAGATCTATTTGTTGAACATTCTAACGATGACTATAAGTATCAGCAAAAAGCATCACAAGCTGATTTTGATAAATTCTAAGAGGTATTGTTATGGCAGCAGGTCGAATAAAGGGCATAACCATTGAGATTGGTGGAGATACTACTAAACTCACCAAAGCACTCGCAAATGTTGATAATGCTCTTAACAAGACAAAGACCAATCTCAGAGACATTGAGAAGGCATTAAAGTTCAATCCTAGCAGTACTGCACTTCTAAAAGATAAGCAAGTCGAGCTGTCAAAGGCTATTTCCGAGACAAAAGAGAGAATAAATGCAGAGAAGGAAGCCTATGAGCAGTTATCCAATGCTGATAAGACTCCTGAGAATGTCGAGAAGATGCGACAGCTCAAGACACAGATTGACCTTGATACCGAGGCTCTCCGTCAATTAGAACAGGAAGCCAGACAGAGTGCTTCTGTCCTTGGTACTCAAATGCAAGTAGCAGGAGAGAAGGTCAAGGAAGTCGGTGAGAAGATCAAAGAGGTTGGAGACAAGATTGCTGGCTTCGGTAAGGAAATGACCACCAAGGTCACACTTCCTATTGTTGCAGCAGGAGCCAAGGCAGCAAAGTCATTCTATGCAGTTGATAAGACTATGGTCCTCACTAATGAGACCATGGCAAATACAGCAGAAGAAGCCGAAATGCTTGATAATGCTATGCAGGATGCAGCAAGGAACTCTGTCTATGGTATGGATGAGGCTGCAACAGCCACACTTAACTTTGCCAGAGCAGGACTCAGTGCATCAGAAGCAGCAGACACTTTAGCACCTGCAATGGCTTTGGCAGCAGGAGAAGGTGGAGATCTCGACACAGTATCCGCAGGACTTGTTGCGACAATCAATGGATTTGGTGATTCATTCTCCAATGCAGCCGATTATGCAGATACATTTGCAAATGCTTGTAACAATTCTGCGTTGGACATCAATAGTCTGTCTGAAGCAATGAGCATTGCAGCTCCTATATTCAAAACAGCCGGATATAATGTCAAGGATGCTTCGTTATACATTGGTGTTATGGCTAATGCAGGAATTGAAGCAGGAGAGGCAGCCAATTCTCTTAAGACAGGTATAGCAAGACTTGTTAAACCTGCCAAAGAAGGTGCTGTGGCAATGGAGGCTCTCGGAATTGAGGTTACTAATGCAGATGGCTCAATGAAGGATACTATCACTATCCAGAGCGAGTTGCATGATGCCTTCTCTCAATTATCCGAGTCCGAACAGATAGCAGCCGCTTCTGCAATATTCGGTAAGAATCAGATGTCGAAGTGGTTGGCTCTTATCAACACGGCTCCTTCTGATGTTCAGGAGTTAGCAGATGCAATAGATAAAGAAGGCACTGCAATGGATATGGCAGGAGCCATGATGGAAGGTCAGGCAGGAAGCGTTGAGAGACTCAAATCTTCTTTAGATGTTCTGATGTATTCCTTCGGTAAGATTGTTGCAGAGTATCTTCAGCCTGTGATTGATAAGCTTCAGGAACTTACAGACAAATTCCAAGCAATGGATGAGGAAGATAAAAAGAGGATTGTTCAGATTGCAGCCATTGTAGCAGCTATAGGACCTGCATTGATTATTATAGGCAAGGTCATCTCTTCTGTAGGTATTATTACCAAGGCTGTAGGAACACTGATGACAGGAATAGGAAAACTCTTGCCTCTTATTGCATCAATCAGTGCACCTGTCCTTATTGTTATCGGAGTCATTACTGCATTGGTTGCAGCATTCCTATACTTCTACAATACGAATGAAGAGTTCCGGACCAAGGTGCAGGAGATCTGGGAGAACATCAAGACCGCAGTATCATCCTTCTTTGAAACTTGCAAAGGATGGTTTGACCAATTTGTTACTTGGATCACACCTTTAGTTGAAGCTATAACAGGTGCGGTCAGTGCAATATGGGAAATTGTGTCGACCATTGTGACCATGTTGGTTGACCATATAAAGAGCAAAATTGAAGAAAACAGGGCATTTATTGATGCAGCATTGAGTGCAATCAAGCTCATATTCACTACAGTATGGACAGTGATAAAGAATGCTGTTGCATTTACGCTTAATACGATCAAGACCATCTTCACAACCTTCTTTAATGTGCTCCAGAATCTTGCCAAGGCATGGTCTGCACTCCTTAAGGGAGATTGGAAGTCGGCTCTTGAGTTCCTTAAGACCGCAGCCACAACAGCTCTTAATGGTGTGAAGCAGATATTCACGAATTTCAAGGATTCTTTGAGCAATATATTCACAGGAATTAAGGATTCAATGCTCAAGTGGGGCAGAGAGATGATTGAGAACTTGATAAAAGGTATCAAGGAGAAGATTCAGGGTGTTAAGGATGCCATGAACGGAGTCGGAGATGCTATCAAGGAGAGAATCCACTTCACACATCCGGATGAAGGACCGCTTAAAGACTTCCCTAAATGGGCACCTGATATGATGAATCAGTTTGCACAGGGTATCACAGATAATAAGGGAGTTATCACAGATGCAGTAAATCAGAGCTTTGACCTTAAGCCTTATATCATGTCTCTGGATAAGTCGGCAAGGATGATGGCAAGCAATACATCTCCGGATGTTATGAGCACCAATAATGATGTGAATGTATCTGTAGTGCTTCAGGGCGGTCTTGATAGGCTGTTCAGAGCAATGGTATATGAGAGCCAGAAGAATCAGCAGATAACAGGTCAATCGGCATTATTAGGAGTTTAATATGTACGATATAAATGAAACATTAGCCACAGTGAATAACACTGACATCACTAATTACATTATCAAGGACACTTATGAGGTCAATTCGGAGCCGATCTACACAGCATGGGAAGATGGGAACTCGGTAGAACACAGAGTATATATTCGGAGCAAGGTCAAAGGATCATTTGAGATAATAACCTTTGGCTCTACTCCGAGAACGGCTTTGGTGTCATTCCTTAACATCTTAAAAGGTGGTACCACAAACAATGTCCTTACTATTGGTTTATATGTGAAGAATGAGGGCACATTCCAAGCCTTGAACTGTTATTACACTGTGGAGAGCACTCAACACGCAGTAACAGATGATGGCAGATATGTTGACAGAGCGAAGATAAGCATTGAGGAGCGGTAATATGCTTAATATACCTATTGTTGTGCAGGATGCCTTGAGAGAGGGCACCATGCGGAAGAATTACAAGATGAAGGTCAATGATGTAGATCCTGATACTGGAGAGAGGACTTATTCCTATACCATTGAGAATGATGAGTTGGTATCAGAATCGGTCAAAATTGATGAGAGAATGGTAACAGGTAAGAATCTCAAGTTCGGTCTCTGTGAAGGTAGTGTGCTTGAGTTTCAATACTTTAACCATCCGAATATAAATGGCAAAGATGTTCAGGTATATCTCTCCGCAGAGTATGTAGACACGGATGATGTGGTCAAGTGGTACGATATTCCGATGGGTTGGTACTCTGTAGACCAATGTCCAATGCAGTGGGATACAGGTATTTTTAAGGTTACTGCCTATAACAAGCTGAAGAGCAAATATCTGGATGCAAAAGCAAATCAATTATTGATACAGCAATATGGAGACCATTCATATTATTTATTTGATGTGTTAAATGGATTATTGGCTGACTATAAGATAGATCAAGATAACAAGGAAGAAGTGACACCCAATATTGATGAGTCAATTATAGACACAACATCAACATTCGGATTTACAAATTTGTTTGGAGATCAGTTTGTGTTCTCTCCTAGTGCTTATGTAAGAACTGCGGGCACTTCATCATTCTATTTTAGAGTGTATCATAAAAGACTCAAACTAACACATGAGTTGAACATTTCAATAAGAGATATTATAAAGGTATCTTGTGATATTGATATGGATGAATTGGCTTCCCATTTGCAAAATGAGATAAAAAATAAGTTCCAATCATTATACACTAATAAAACAACAGCACAGTTAGAGAGCATCTTTGATGAAGCATACAATTTCTATATAAATGTAACATACATGGATGATTCATCAAGAAGCTATGGAATAGTTCGTGGAATAGAGTCGAATTATTCATTTGCCGATTTTTTTAAGGACTCATATACAAATATAAAAACATTAACATTTTATTATCCTTATTTAGTGTTAATGCTTGGAACTCCCTCACCTACTAGTGCATATCGACCTTCAATGTATTTGTCAGGAAATACTCATGAATATGATTATTATGAATCAGGTGATTGGTCTACTTTATACACAGGAACATATAGCTCACCAAGGTATCCTAATGGTGACATGATTGTTGATGCAAGCGATATAGGAACAAAAGTTAATTTCTACAAATTGACTGATGTTAGCGATATTGAGCGAATGAGAGTAGATACCAATACTTTTCCAGATGTTACGCTCCGAGAGCTTCAATCGGCTGTATTTGAAACTGTGTGCCAATATGGACAAGTTGACCGAGAGACAGATATGTTTGCAGGAGTCGAGCTTAACAGTGGTGGTCTATATCCTGCTGATACCTTGTATCCTGACAATGCCTTATATCCGAGTGGTCCGAGTTTACATCCATTTCCTAGCACCTATCAGAAGCTGTGGACAGATACAGTAGGAGAGCAATCATTCCGATACCTGATTATTACATATAAGGCTATTGAGAACGGAGAAGAAGTTGAAAAGACATTGCAGAGGACAGTGAACACCTATGGCACTACCAATTACAATATGTCCGACAATTGGCTCTTCCGCAATCTGGTATGGACCGCAGCAGATGTCGGAGCCTATGCAGATGCCATGGTCCTGAAGATGAAGGATGTCAAATGGTTTCCTTTTGAACTGTGGTGTGCAGGACTTCCTTACATTGAGACCGGAGATGCCATTGAGATCACGGATAAGCAAGGCAACACGCATACGAGCTATGTTCTTACTCGTACCCTGGACGGGATCCAGAATCTGCAGGACACATTCGTCAATGGCGAATTGGATATTTTTTAAGGGAGAATAATATGGACAAGTTATATAACCTTATCACATTTCGAAACAATAATACTCCGGCTTTGAATGAGACTAATCTTAATGCAATGTCGCAGGCGATTGACAATATTGATGATCGTGTGATCGAGCTCGGTGCTGATGTCCTGGAGACGGTTCCGGAGATTTTAGCCAAATATACAGCTATTGAAGCACTTTCAGAAAATCCACCTTATATTGGTGCTAATGGAAATTGGTATGTATTTAATACATCTATAGATCCTCCGGGATATGTAGATAGCGGTGTTGACGCTTCGATTACAGTTTCGGTCGGAACCACATCTACGCTTCCGGCTGGATCAAGTGCGACCGTGACTAATTCTGGAACAGGTACGGATCCCATTTTAAATTTTGGTATTCCTAAAGGAGATACTGGTGCTGCCGGAGCAGATGGTTCAGACGGTGCTGATGGAGTATCGCCAGAGGTAACTATCACGGCTATCACGGATGGACATACGGTCACGATTACGGATGCAGATCATCCTGGTGGACAGAGTTTTAATGTTATGGATGGACAGGACGGTGATGTTCCAATCACGGTCTACTCACAGACATTGAGCGCTGGAAGTACATCGGTTACTTTTTCGAATGTGACCACAACGGCAAACTCAATCATTGAGGTTGGAACGAGCAAGCCCGGACTTGAATACAACAGTATCACAAATAGTGGTTCGTCTTACACGGTGACATTCGACTCACAGAGTAGTACCGAGACCATATATCTTCTTGTTACGGAGGTGTCATAATGGCTATTTATCTATCGAGAAAAAAGGGTGGAGTAACACCGACAAGCATCACTCCGAGCAATAGTAATCCTGCGACTCTGACAGCGAATAGTGCGGTTACTCCGACCGCTAATGGATATGCGATACAAAGTTATGATAGCGTTACTCCGAGTAATAGTTCGCCCGTTACTTTGACTAGCGGAGATATTGTTAAGTTAGGCGGTAATGGTTATGCAATCGAGAGTTATGGAAATATTACTCCATCAGATTCTCCCCAAACATTACCGAGCGGAAGTATCATTAAATTAAACGGAAGTGGAAGAATAGTTGAGGATATTACAGTTATATCTCCGTCTAATTCAACCCCTGTAAGCATGCAACAGTACGGAACATATACGGTTGACCATTCTAGTTATGCAATTCAAAGTTATGACACTATTACTCCGTCGAATGACACGCCTGTTAGCTTGTCAGGCGGAAGTATATACAAAATGAGTGGAGGCGGAAAAGCGGTCGCAAGTGTTGCGAATAAAACTCCCTCTGACAGTGCCGCCCCATATATTTCAAGCGGTGCGATTATCAAGGCTAGTGCGAGTGGGTATTTGTATAGTAGTAGTGGGTTAGGGAAGTGTAAGGCAGGAACATTCACCACCATAACCACAGGAAGTCAGACCATCAATCTTGGCTTTCAACCGAAGTATATTATGGTTATGTCAGAAGGAAGAACAATCAATGTTTTTGATTATAGTTATAGTTCGACCAAGGCGGTATATGCGGCAACAAACACATATCCCACAGAATACACCATAAGCGGTAATACTTCAAATAATCGTATTAGTGCAATATCAAGCACAGGCTTTACATTTAACAAGAGTGGTACGGCAGGTGCTACAGAATACTATTTCGCAATGGGTTAGAAAAATGTTAGAGATAATCACATTACTTTTAATAGGCACAGTAAGCACGATTCTGATAGGAATATGTGTAGCGATAGACAGGGCAGGAGATTATCAGGATGATGAAAAGCATTAAAAAACTGCAGGATATGCCATTATCAACTTATGTGGCATTCAGTATAGCGGTACTACTTATATACACGGTAGTATCGCTTATTTTATCGTGTTTCGGTGTGCAGAATGATACTTTGACCACTTGCATCTTCAGTACATTCGGTGGAGAGTGCCTGACTTGCGGAGTGATTAAGGTATTTAAGTTGCACAAGGAATACAAGATTCATCAGAATATGGAGTCATAACAGGAGGAAAATATGGACACAAAACTATTCATGACTATTGCATTATCAATCATATCTATCGCAGGAGCATTGGTATCAGCCTATGTTATTCCGTGGATTAAGGCTAATATCTCTGCCAAGGACATGGAAACTATCGTGTTCTGGGTGAGATTTGCGGTCAGATGTGCAGATCAGCTCTTTACTCCGGAAGAATGGGAGAAGAAGAAGCAATATGTGCTCGGTTATATTATAGACAAGTGTGCTCAATTAGGTCTTAAACTGTCAGAGGAAGATATAAATACTCTGATTGAGGCAGCAGTAAATCAATTGCATCATGGAGGGGAAATAGATGGTTGAGATAAGGAATATTGCAAGTGTAATGGCTTTATTCGGAGTTCCGTCACTCTTCGCTCTGGCTTCGTACTTCGTTAAGGCTTGTATCAAGTTCTCCAAGAAGATAGACATCCTGATGAACGCACAGCAGAAGCAGATGCGGAGAGAATTGACCATGGACTTCCACAGGTACATGGCAGAAGGTCACATTGATGATGATGATCTCGATATGTGGGAACAGGCTTATCAGGCTTACCATGCTCTTGGTAAGAACGGAATCATGGATAATTACAGACAGAAGCTCATTGAGTTGAATACGAAGGTAGAATAATATGCCGAACAATCAAGAATGTAAGAAGTTCATAGCAGAGATAGCACCAATCATCCAGAAGGCAGCCAAGAAGAACGGCTATCAGGTGTGCTCTCCGATAATCGCACAGGCTTGTATTGAGAGTCGATACGGATTATCTGGACTTGCCAAGTATCATAACTACTTCGGCTTGAAGTGTGGCAGCTCTTGGAGAGGTCCTTCTGTCAATATGGCAACCAAAGAGGAGTACACAGTAGGCACCTTGACCTCGATCAGAGACAATTTCCGAGTGTATGCCGATATGCAAGATGGTGTGCAGGGGTATTTCGATTTTATCTCAACAAAGCGTTATTCTAACCTTAAGACCGCTACAGATCCTCGGACCTATCTGGAGAGGATAAAGGCTGACGGATATGCGACAAGCTCTTCTTATGTGAATACCAACATGAATACCATCTTAAAGTGGGATCTCACTACTTGGGATAACTTTAAGACCGAGACCACTAACACTACTATCATGCCACCTTCATCAATGCCTGTTCTGAAAAAGGGTAGCAAGGGTGATTGGGTAGTGATCGCTCAAGGCCGTTTAGTAGTATCCGGTTATCCTCTGGATGTGGATGGGATATTCGGACAGAAGACCTATGAGACGGTTAAGCAGTTTCAGTTAGATAACCATCTGACAGTAGACGGAATAATCGGTAAAAATACCTGGGCAAAATTATACAAATAATTCCAAAAGTGTCCACGGTGTCCACGAAATGAAAATAAATGCCGTATTTATGCGGTCTATAGCGCAAAAATGACAGGTTCGAATCCTGTTACCCCGACTATTAGAAAAAGCCTTGAATGTCCGTGTTTATGCGGTCTCAAGGCTCTTTTTTATTGGGTTTTTATCTCAAAATATACAAACGATTTTTGTGGGTTTACAAGCCCTTTTTGTGAAAAAGTGTCCACGAGTGTCCACGGAATTGCACGCAAAGACTACCCTAGGATGTCATTAGCCAATTTCTTCTTGGAATCTGAATTGGCCATTGAATGTCTGTACACTCTCTTCATCACATAATCGGTCTTGTGGCCTGTCATTGAAATGATATCTGCATCAGACCATCCCATAGAATGAGCATAAGATACAAAATAATGTCTCAAATCGTGAAATCTGCAGCGAGGTATGCCGAGTCTGTCCTGGATCCGGTGGAGATTCTTACAGATCGTGCCCGGATATCCCTTGAATATGTATCCCTTTTTCCGTATTTCATCAGCAAGTTTGTCCGGTAGTCTGATGTATCTGACAGAAGACACCGTTTTTGGTATACTTTTTAGGCGATAAACACCGTCTTCGGACAGAGCCTTACTCTTATCTATCTTAAGCAGATCACCCTCTAAATCGGTCAATTCTAGGGCAATAATCTCTCCTCTACGAAGGCCAAGTACTCCTAGTTGGAACGGAATATGATACTCTGTTCCTTCTGCTTCTTTAAGTATTCTCACAATATCGTCATGAAGGGGCAGATTTGGCTCATAGGGCTTCGTTTTAGGTAGAGAGGTATGAAGTATAAGGTCAGGTCTAAACAAGCCGATTACAGCCGAAATAACCCCATGTATATTGTGGACAGTTTTGGCTGCGTGATTGACAGAATAATCATTGACAACCTTCTGCACATCAATCTGCGTTATCTGATCTATCTGCTTCTGCATAAACCACTTCGGCAAAGCTCTTCCAGATTGTTTATAGTAAACTACAGTTGACGAAGAGAGGACATGATCCTTACTCGCAATATATTTATTCAGGCAAATCTCAAATGTATCGCTATTACTGATCAGAATCTCCGGTGATGTTTCCATGAGCTTAATAGCAACCTCTGCTTCTGACGGAATATGATCGAAGGTGAAGCAGTATCGTTTGCCTTTTATTTGTTTTTTAACTCTGTAGGATCCGGAAGGAAGTTGTTCTATTGTCATGGCTTATTTACCTCTTTAGCTTTGAGCTTCTCTATTTCCCTTTCTAATTCAGCAAGTTGTACCATTAAATCGGCTTTTTCTTTCTGTACTCTTTCTTGCTCAACTAATAGATCAATTCTTGACTTAATATGATAATCAATCTTTTTCAATTCTTCTATATTCATTGAATCAACTTTAACTACAATATCATCAATAGATATTTCTCCGATCTTTCTTCTTCTTGTATCAGTTAAATCTTCTACAGTACAGTCGAATACCTTACAGAGTTTTGAGATTTCCTTCATTGTTGGCTCTGATCTACCGACTTCCCATGATGATATTGCCTTCTGGCTTACTCCAATCTTATCAGCTAATTCTTTTTGCTTAAGATCAGAATCTTTCCTATATGCTCTTAATTTATCTGCAAATGCCATAAAATCACCTCCTCAAGTACATTTTATACTTTATAGAAAAAAATAACAATATACTATTGACTATACCACAAAAATAGTATATACTCCATATTAGGTTGTTGAGATACAATAGGTTGTATCAAAGCAGTAGAGAGACACAATATATAGAAAGGAGGAGAAAATGAAGCTCACAATAAAAGAGTGGAGAAGGGCAAAGGAAATATCACAAGAGCGGATGGCAAGTCTGTGCGGAGTCCATATCAATACTTATAGAGCCTGGGAAGAGAATCCCGAAGACATAAGAATTGGCAAGGCCGTACTAATCTCTGATATATTGGGAATCCCTCTTGAGGATATTTTATTTACTCGATAATACCACGAAAGGTTATATAGACTAATGAAAGGAGTAAGAATGAACGAACTAACGATTTTTAACAATGAAGAGTTTGGAGAGATCCGAACAGTACAGATCAATGAGGATGTGTGGTTTGTTGGCAAGGATGTAGCACAGGCACTTGGATATGAAAGACCAACAAAAGCCATTTTGGATCATGTAGATTCGGATGATAAAGATGAGGTCCCGATTCAGGACACCATCGGAAGAATGCAGAATACAACAGTTATCAACGAATCAGGTATCTATGCTTTGGTATTCAGTAGCAAGTTGGAAAGTGCAAAAAGGTTTAAGCACTGGATAACATCCGAGGTACTTCCGCAGATCCGCAAGACAGGATCCTATGCAGTAGCCAAGTCTCCAACAGAAATGCTTGTACTTATGGCACAGGAACTTGATAAACAATCCAAAGCAATGCTTGAAGTCAAGGAAGATGTTAAGCGGTTAGAGTCCAAGATCATGACAGTACCGAATGAGTACTATACGATAGCCGGATACGCAAATCTCAAAGGTAAGAAGGTAGATATCACGAAGGCAAGACAGATAGGTATCTATGCAGGAAGGTTGTCGAGAAAGTACGGATACGAGATAGGCCAGGTATCAGATCCACGATTCGGAACTATCAACAGTTATCACTTGGATATCTTGAAGGATGCGTTCAGAGGAATATAGCAATGCCCAGGATCAAAGCTCTTCAAGAAGAGTACAAAACAAAAGAAGTATCAAAATGGATACAAGAGCGGATGTATCACAGTCGAATCAGCCAAGCCAAAGTAGCAGATCGGATAGGAGTGAGCCAACAGGCATTCAGTCACAGGCTGAATAACAAGTTAAGTCTGAAGGATATCTGGATACTTGATGAAATGTTGGATCTGACAGACGAGGAGCTGATAAGCATCTGCCGAATGGATGGAAGGAGGAAAAGTGAATGAGGTCAATAATCGGATTTGTGATGGCACTGATCGGAGTCGCAGGACTAGCAGAAGGACAGTTGATATCCCTGTTGCCGTTAGGTATCGGTGCCATCCTTATGTGGAGGGGATATGAAAAAGAGGATGATAAGTGTAGCACTCTTAATAGTAATGTGCTCGATAGGCTCTACTTCTTATGCCAAAAGTGAGCAGCCGGAACTGATTAAGGGATATGCCACAGCCTACAATGGTCCGACAGAGTATACCTGCACCGGAGATCATGTTCGGAACGGTATATGCGGAGGATGTGAAGCATATCTTGGCAAGACCATCATCTTATATCAGAGACTTCCGGGAGATCAGATCGGACAGATTATCGGAATATATGAATGTCTGGACACAGGCTCCGGAACAGATGCCTTCCGAGAAGGTCGCTTGATTGATATATGGTGCGAGGATATGGATGCGTGCCAGGAGTTCATGGACAAGGTATATGAAGACGGATGCAAAGGTCATGTATTCATCCAGATTGTAGAGAGCGAGGGATAGCAGATGGAAAGCGTTGTATATGATTTTCTTCCGAATGATGCAGACAAGACCGCTCCGATAGTCGAGTATCGCTACACAAGGAAGGAAGCAAAGGATATAACGGAGAGATTTAACAGGATTAAGGCACTCTTGGAAGCGAGCGGAGCAGATTTGAGCAGAGTGCATATTGTAGAGGGTAAACAGAAATGATTTTTTTGGATCCTGAATCGTGTAATTACAAACAGCGATTCTATGCATTAGCAAGTAAGGCAGAACTGACAGATATCTATGCAAAGGCAAGGTTTAATGCGGAGCCGTGGTATCTGGTAGAGAAGAGACTTAAAGAAGGGAGGAAGACAGATGGAAGGAACAAATAAGCCGAATGAGCAGTTGATGAATACGGCAGAGTACGAAGCATTTATCGCTCTGGTCAATGCCTTCACTGACGAGCAGAAGCAGATCGCATTGAGATTGTTGCCTGACGATATGATCTGGGATGCGATTATCGAAAAGTACTATGAGAAGAAAAACAAGCTCGACAGTATCTTAAATGCAGCAAGGGCCTAGTGACCACAACACCAAGCCCAAGCACAAGGAACATTATGAAATTAAGGATATTATAGCATATCCGGACAGGAGAAGACAAATGAAGGAAAAGAACTATTTATTAGCAACTAATGACAAGACAGGGAAGACGGTAGTGATCGTTCCCAACAGATCGCAGATACTTACTGCACAGGATGCACTGGCAATAGCCAACAGACATTTCAAGGTAAAGGTTAGTGAACTGCACTCTGCAGCAGGAGTTCGCAAGGGTAACAAGGTCGCATCCGTGGATGATCTGAACGAGACAGGGAACTGTTGGATGGTATGGAGGAATAAGGCATGAATAAGGCAATAGATAAGGTGTTGGATGTTAAGGTCGCTGTTAAGAACTGTCCGGATCAGGACTTCGGAACAGGGTATCTGGTTGTAAGAGCGGTTGAGTCGGTGCTGTGGTACTACGGCTTCTATGACACGATCGACAGAGCGGTAGAAGCTGCGGTCGCAATCGGTAACGGCCTTGTATTAGGTGTTTATAAGAAGGAGAGTGTTAATGCGTAATTTGGACAGATGCTTCGAGATCTCCCAGGAGGATTATGAGAAGGCACTGAAGGAAGGTGCGGAGAGTATCATCAATCCCGGAATAGTAATGGGATATGGAGTTTATAATGCCAAGGTTAAAGAGATAGATGGTAAGTACTATCTGTCCTATACCAGAGGCGGTGGATGTGATTAGGAGGTTATATGGACGGATTAAGTAATAAGGAATACAGATCAATGGAAGGTGTGAGCCGTTCGGAGTTGTGGACTCTCTTAAGCAAGTCACCTATGCACTACTTATATGAGAGTTTTAATCCGAAGGAAGACACTCCTGCGTTGGCATTCGGAAGGGCTACTCACAAGGCAATACTTGAGCCGGAGACCTTCTCGGATGAGTTTGTCGAGGGAATAACAGTAGACAGACGGACCAAGGAAGGCAAGCAGAAGTGGGAAGAGTTCCTTGCCTCTGTCGGAGATAAGGAAGTTGTAAGTCCTGAGAATATGGAAATGTTGGTTGCTATGAAGGCTGTTATCGACAAGGATCCAACCGCATCAGCATTCTTAACAGGAGAGCATGAGCAGTCCTTCTTCTGGACAGATTCAGCAACAGGCGAAAAGTGCAAGGTCAGACCTGACTGCATAGCGGTAGTCGGAGACAAGAAGTATCTGGTGGACTACAAGACCACGGACTCATGTGCAGGTAAGGCATTTGAGTACTCTGTTAAGAAGTACGGATACAAGTTCCAGGCAGGAATGTATCGTGAAGGCTATTTCCAGAACACCTTTGAGGATGTCGGATTTGCCTTTGTAGCACAGGAGAAGACAGCACCTTATGCGGTAAGAGTTTATATCTGTTCAGACGAGTTCTTGGAAGAAGGATACACTCTGTTCCGTGAAGCAATCGGAACTCTGCATGAGTGCAAGATGAAGAATCACTACTGGGGATATGAAGGCCCGGAGAACGATATCTCAATTCTTAATGGAGAGGAGGAAGAGTCATGATAGATAGTTTTGAGAAGATAATAGATCCTAACTTTATCAATGCAGAACTGTTAGGCAGTGTTGGAGCCGAGAGAGTGGTCACGATCAAGGATATCGACTATATGGAGTGCTTCGACAGTAAGACCAAGAACAAGGTGCAGAAACAGGCGGTATCTTTTGAGGAGTGCAAGCCTATGATCCTGAATAAGACGAATGCCAGGATGCTTAAGAAGCTCTTCTCTCCGGATGATGATGATCCGAGACTGTGTATCGGTCACAAGATAACGCTCTATGTGATTTCCGTTAAGGTCGGTGGACAGGAGACAACAGGGATCCGCATCAAGGAATATTCGGAAGAGAAATGCGCTGACTGTAAGAAGGCAATACTTCCGAAGGCAGGAAAGACAGTAGCAGAGTTAATAGACATATCAAAAAGGAATTGCGGTAGGCAGTTATGTCTGGCTTGTATGCAGAAGGCAGCCGCAGAGAAGGGAGATGCTAAATGATAAACAAGACTATTCTTCAGGGCAGACTTACCAAGGATATCGAGCTTAAGGACCTTGGTGGGTTTAATATGACAGAGTTCACGGTAGCATGGTCCGAGAAATACAAGGAGACCGAGAAGAAGTGCTTCTTAAGATGTAAGGCTTGGAGATCAACAGCCGAGTTCCTGCAGAAGTTCTTCACAAAGGGGCAGGAGTTGATAATCGAAGGCCAGATGATAACCGAGGAATGGGAGAAGGACGGAGAGAAGCAAAGTCGAACAGTTTGCAATGTTGAGAAGGTCAGCTTCTGCGGTCCCAAGGCTAACAATGCCACTACTGACAACAGTTTCATGGATGTTCCGGACAGTCCATCAGAGGAGATTCCATTTAGCTGATGATCATCATTGATAGCCGTGAGAAAAAGTACTCGCATATCGAGAAGTATTTCATAGATAACAATATTCCCTATGAGATACGGAAACTAAACACCGGGGATTATCTGAACACGGATAACCCCTCGGTGGTAGTAGACAGGAAGGCCAACCTGCAGGAAGTATGCAATAACATGAGCAAGGGTAAGGATAATTACTCACGATTTGTAAAGGAATGCAAGCGAGCCTTTGAGGGCCATATACGCTTTATTGTCTTAATAGAAGGCACTAACTATACAGAGATCAAGCAGATCAAGGACTGGCAAAGCAGGTACTCAAAGCACAACGGAAGGTGGCTATCCAACGAAATGTTCAGACTGACCATGGCTTACAAGGTTGAATGGAGATTCTGTAAGACAAGCGAGACACCGAGAGTAATAATGGAGATTTTACATGACGAGAGAAGAGATCAAGGATGCAATAGCAATGCAGAGCCTTCTTGAGCAGTACGGTATCAAGGTCCGTGGCAATATGTGTTCCTGTCCGTTTCATGGATCCGACAAGCATCCGAGTATGAAGGTCTTCAAGGATGGAGCAAATTGTTTTACCTGCGGATGGAACGGAGACATATTCAAGTTCGTTATGGATATGGAGCACTGCAGCTTTAAGGATGCCTTTATCAGATTAGGTGGACACTACGAACATGAGACAAATCAGAAGCGCAAAGTACTAGGTATCAAGTACAAGCGAGAGAGGGAAAAGAGAGAGAAAAAGGCTCAATTCCAACAAGACTTCAAACTGCTTTTAGGCAGAGCGATTACCAGGTGCAGACAGATTATCGAAGAAGCAGAGCCATTATCTGATGAATGGTGCGAAGCGCAGAAAGAATTAGAGAAGCTGCTTTATGCCTGGGAGACAGAATATATAGAAAAGGAGAGTGTAAACAAAGCAGATGTTATTAGAATGTGTAAACGAGTTGAACGAATCGGACATCCTATCGGAAGATCTGTTATATGAACTGTTTGAGATCGAGAGCGCATTCGACCGGGAACAGACACTCCAACAGGTACAGAAAAGAGCGGAAGAGTTAAAGGTTAAGACCGCATTTAATAAGTTATATAAGGCATTCAAGCAGGATCATCAGAAGGAACTCGCAGTACAAGACCAACCTTCTTATGTGACACAGTTCACCGATAAGCCTGTTCTCCGATCAGGAGTATGGCGAGCAGATATGAACGGAATATGGACTCTGACAGATAAGGGAAGGATATATGCATGTTCGCATCCGATATATCCGAAATCCATCCTTAACAATATGGAGACCAAGACCTGCAAGGTTGAATTGGAGTTCTGGGTAAGGAATAAATGGTCTTCGATTAAGGTAGACAGGAAGGTTATTGCGAGCAGACAGTCAATCATAGCTCTTGCTAGTCATGGCATCAGGGTAACAAGTGAGAATGCCGGAGCATTGGTGCAGTACTTATCCGATATAGAAGCTCTTAACGAGGATGATATTGGAGAGCAGAACTCAACATCAAGACTTGGATGGGTAGGGGATGGCTTATTCCTTCCTTATGAAGCGAATGTGGTATTCGATAATGAGAACAATGTCGGAACACTTTATAACTCCATTGTAAGAAGCGGAGACTATAACAAGTGGCTTGATTGTGTTAAGGCCGAGCGCAAAAACAAGAGAAAAGAACTACTTCTGTTTATTGCAGCAGCATTCGCATCAGTTCTGGTTGAGCCATTAGGAGTGCTTCCCTTCATAGTGGATATGTGGGGCGGTACAGGTAAAGGTAAGACAGTCACATTGATGATCGCAACCTCTATATGGGCGAATCCTAACGAGGGCGAATATATCACGGATGCAAAAACTACTCCGACTGCAATGGAGATAAGGCTTGATGTGCTTAACTCTCTTCCACTAACCATTGACGATCTGGCACAGATAAAGAACAAGGTCGAGGACTTTTCTCAACTTATATACCTGTTGTGCTCCGGATCCGGCAAGGGAAGAGCCACCAAGGAAGCAGGACTCCGACAGACTTATTCTTGGAAAAACTGCATTCTTACTACAACAGAGCATAGTATGACTTCTGAAACAATGCAGGGTGGAGCAATAAACCGAGTTATAGAGGTTGAATGTGAGAATAAGGATATCTATAAGAAGCCTACGGAAGTTGCAGACCTTATCCGCAGGAATTATGGCTTCGCAGGATATCACTTCATCCAGGCATTGAAAGACCTTCCGGAGAAGGAACTGACTGAAATACAAAAAGGGTACTATGACAGACTTAATAAGATGGCTGAAGAGCTGAATGATGAGAAGGAACAGAAGCAGATCATTCCCATGTCAATTCTACTTACAGCAGATGAACTCGCAGAGAGATTTATCTTCCAAGACGGAATTAGACTTGATATCAATTCCTGCTTCAAACTGCTTAAGAGTAAGAATGACATATCTGAAGGAGTAAGGGCCTACAACTATCTTATGGACACGATCGGCAGCAACAGTTACCGATTTGAGGAAACTGCAGACTCCGACCTTCCGGAACGATTTGAAAGATGGGGCAAGTATCTGGATGATGAGAAGGTCGCAATAATAGGTAAGTACTTTGACAAGATAATCGAGGACGCAGGATCCCAATCGAAAGCATTTTTAAGCTGGGCGAAGACGGTAGGTATTATCGAGATAGATCCTAACGGAAAGAGCAAGAAGGTGGTAAGTTATGGCACCCAAAAGCTCCGAAGTGTAGTAATTAAGCGGAATTGGAATATGGATTTCGAAGATGATTATAGTGGTGAATTACCATTCGATTAAGAGTTACACGGTTACACAATTACACTTCCGTATTAGAGAGAAAGCATAAAAAAAGAAAAAATTGAAAATAATTTTGCATTTTCTCGCGCGCGTAGGAAAAATGAAAATCAAGGTGTAACTGTGTAACTGTGGCTAGAAACGTGTCAACCACGGGCAAAACTCGGTAACACCCTAGGTGTAACTAGGTGTAACTAGGTGTAACTGCGAAAGGAGTATTTATGGACGAACAGTTAAAGAGACTGAATGAGTTATATGTGGATATCTGGCACCTGCACAAGAAGTTCTTCCATCTGCCAGAGAGTAATAAGGTTGAGGACTGGGATAAGTTGATAGAAGAGTATCAGGCATTGGAGAAGAAGTACAAAGAGGATCCTGAACTCGATCAGATCAGAGAGAAGTTGGTCCTCGTAGTAGTCAAGACATTAGACGAGAAGCATTTCGCAATATTTAAGGGAAAGGAGAAGGTCAGCTGATGGATGTGAATGTTGAATTATTGGATTTGTATAAGACCAACAAGGATTTCAAGACCTATGTAGACAAGTATGCAAAGTGTCACAACAAGTTATTCCCGGAAGACTGTTTCTACGATCAGGCGGTAATGAGTTATGCGGAATACATAAAAGGGAAGGAGAATAAGAGAAATGGATAGTATATCGAAGCAGTTTGAGGAGATCGCAAACGAGATATGTGGGAAGATTTGTAAGTGGCCCGATCAGTGGGATGAAGAGAAGGAAGGCTGTGAGTTATCGGAATCGGAGCACTGTACGAACTGCCCTCTGAATAGATTGTGAGGTGATTGAGTGTTTGAAGGCACAGAAATAATAGTAGATGGCAAGAAGGTCAAGTGTTATCCGGATAATGATGGTGGGTATTGGTACTATCATCC